TTTTTATCTCCTATCACATTGAAAGGGCTTAGCTAGATATTTATCTGCTTCGCCGTTTCTTAATATCGTACTGTAACCGACATTTCCCCAATTCCTAAAGGAGCAATTACTCCTTCATCAGTACTAATACTATCAACTGTCATTGAAGTAGTAGTTCCATTAGGTACTACGCTAGTGTCGTACACTAAAGCATCGTTTTCATCGATAATCTTTTCGATATCTTCGAATAACAATGCTAGTTCTTCTTGAGCGTCGTCTTCATCTTTGACGTATGCTCGAATACTTAAAGTTAAGAATCTCCATTTGAATCCAGCAGTTTGATATTCTCTAGACTCATCTCCTGCAACTACGCAGACTTTTGGATATTCTTCAATCTCGTCTAAAAATTTTAATTTTCCTGAGACATTATTAAAAACATTTGAGTTATATGGGTGTTGCCCATTTACTAATTTTAACTTTGCTACTAAAGCGTCTACAATTTTTCTACGCTTAGTTCGATACTCAGTAGACATTAACCTCTCCTGAGTATAAATTTATCATTAATTGCACCTACCGCTAAGTTTCTAATACTTTTTGCTATTAAAGGTTTTGGATTATAACCTGCTGGCCATTGTCTATCACCATTATTTTCAAAAGTTTCATAAGGTCTTAGTTGATAACTATAAGTTCCAATTATAGAATTCTGTGCTTGTCTTAAAGAGACTAGTTCTGCACTGTCAGAAAATCTTCCTGTTTGATTTATTAGTGCTGGTCTACCCATATTTCTTCTTATTTCTGCTCCTAGTTTTCTGTTTATGTTAGTTTTAACTTTGCCTAGATTAAGTTCTCCTTTTCCTTTTTCTTTTTTTCTTTTAAGTGTAGCACCTGTTGCTGCAACTTTTAATTTAATTTTTGTAGTTACAGCTTTTTTACCTGAACCTTTTTTACCTGCTTGTATTTTTCTTCTTTTTCTTCTTGCTACTTTTGGTTGTTTTTTAATAGTTACTGTTTTATTTTTAACTCTCTTTTTAGGTTTAGCTTTTTTTGTTATTTCTTCTACTACATCACTTATTACATTTTCATCTATTGAAGGACTTCCTGTTGCTTTAACTGATTTTGCTAATCCTCCGCTGTCTCTACCTTCAGTGCTAAGAAGTGAAGGTGTATTTTCTCTTAAAAATTTTATTGCACCCTCTTCAATTAAGCTTTTTACTCCCCCACCTTTGTCTTTTCGTGCCGTCCAATCATCTGCTCTTTTTGACCCTTGAGATTCCATTCTGCCTCTTACTGTTAGCTTTCTTGTTTCCCCTGATAATCTTCCTTGTTGTAGTTCTGGATTTAAGTCTACACCCCATTCTATATTTGCTCTATCCACTATATACTGTAACATATCCATGCTAGTTATAGTGATATCAAATTCTCCATCAGGATTTGAGTCAAAATCTTTTATATCTTTAACAAAATTTTCAAATCCTGCTCTACCAACAGTTCTTCCTTTATGTGAGTAGTCAGTAGTACTTACAACGTCTTTCATTGCGTCCTTCATGTCGTCGTCGGTTAACTCTATATTTATATTATCTAGCCATCTATGAAATATTTCTTTTCTCATTTCTTTACATATTCTATAGATAGTAAAGGTATTTGAAGTATTTTTTTCATCTACTTGAAAAATTAATCTATTTGGATTACTATCAGGCATTATTGCAAATTCTTTACTGGTATTTCCTGCGCCACTAACAAAAAAGTCACTAAATTTTATTGCGGTTTTTTCCTGTACTCGTTTTGTTCCTTTTAAGTTAAGTGCACCTGATATTATATCAGTAAAAATTTGTGAAATAACATTACGAAACTGAAACGGTGTATTGTTAGCTCTAAGTATCGCTGTTATATTATCGCCTTGGTCTGGTAATTTGTCAATCCATTTTTTTGTTCCACTTACAAAAGCTCCTGCTGTTTCAATCCCAGTTATTTCAACTATATGAGTAATGTCTTTACTTTCTGTTTTTCTTGTTTTTCTATCTTCGTGCTTTTTTAGTAGTCTTTCAACTTCATCTAGTATTATTTTTGCACTCATTATTTATACAATTTGTAGAAATCAAGAATCCTTTTTATGTGGTCAGGAAATCCAATGTTTTCTCTTAGGCTGGTAGTAACTTGGTTACTAATCTGAGCTCCACTTATAGAAAGTCTTTCTTTTCTTTCATCTTTTAAGTAATATTTTACTAAGTCAAAAAGTGCTAGTTTTAAATCTCCAGGAGTACTTGCGTATCCTGCTTTGTAAACTACTTTTACTGCTTTTCTTCCTTTCGGAAAAGATTTATCAGCAGTATCTTCAGTTCTAAAAATAGTGTCGGTTTCTTCATCTACAGTATATTCATATTTGCCACTACCATCAGAATTTTCGGATATGAGGGTCACATATGCACTGGCTTGTCCATCTCTTTCTTGGACTGAAGTTATACTTACTATTGGACTTTCATCTAGCATTATTGCAGTAGTATGATTATCTTTTATATCGAAGAACTCCGTTTTAGCAGAGCTATAAAAGTCTACAAACGAAGTTCCGCAATATGTTTTTACGGCTTGGCTCACAGACGGAATGATAACATTCAATTTCGCATCTTCCGACACGCCATTGAGCCCAGCAAAATCTTTGTACTGTGCTAATGTTATCAAATTTGTTCCGCCTTGTGATACTGCCATAATTATAAGTGAGGGGATAAGGCTCCCCTCGAGCCATATCAATCTATTAGTTAGATTTGTATTTAAGAGCTTGTACTGAGTCAGCACCATCGATTAGGTCTAAGAAACCTATTCTTTGAGAAGCCACTAGGACTCTTCTTTGGTTTGCGACATCGTAGTCAGATTCTACTGTAACACCTCTTAATCTAGGCATTACGTAGTTTCTTGGGTATACAGCTACAGAGTTAAATTTAGAGTGAGCTTTAGCAGCGAACTCATCACAGATAAGTACTCTTGAACCAAATACTTGCCCGATTTCACCACTTAGCTTAGTAGCCATGTCACCAACTAAGTTCACATCTTGGAACTCAGCGTCGTTTAACAAGTCATAGTACACATCTTGAGATACTATGTAAACTACTTCACTTGGGTTAACACCATATTTACCCATTGCTTTTCTTAAAGCTAGTAAATCAGCTGCAGTAACAGCGTCAGTAGCAGCAAATGTACCACTTGGCTGTGTAGTGTTTGAGTCGTTTGCCGCTAAGTGACAAAGTCCTTCAAAAGATGCTCCAGAAGTTCCGAATGCACCATCAGCGTCATCTCCTACTAAGATAGCGTTTTCAATTGCTCTAGCGTGAGACCTAACCATTGACTCTCTAATTAACGGAAGAATAGGCAAGATTGCATCTTCTTCAGTTTCATTTCCTATAAAGGAAGTAGAGATTAATTTTTTAGTTGAGAGTGTTCTCTCAGTCATATCGATACCACCCGCTGAACCTGGGTTGTATGCGTCTCCTCTCTGAGCTAAGTTACCATGTGGTGAACTACCACTAGCAGCTTGGTTAGCAGTAAATTCTGCGTAACCAGAGTCAGGTAGGATTGGAATGATTTGAGTCGCAGAAGTCATTGGTATTTCTCTAAATAGAGGTGCTAATACTAATTCATTCTGGATATCTCTTTCAATGTTAGTTGAAACAACTTGCTCAAAGTCAGCAGATGAAACACCAACACCAGACATGGCGTTAACTTTTTCCATCACTGATTTTGCAAGGTCAGTTTCAAAACCTTTTCCAGTAGCTAGACCGAGCATTTTTGCGTCCATAATGTCAGCTTCAAATGCTTTTTTCCAGTCACTATTTCCTCTGTCAGAGAAAATCCTTTTAGATTCTCTCATAGCTTCTATTTCAGCACTTCTGTCTTTTAATTCAGACTCTAAAGACTTAATTACAGTCTCTAAATCTTCGTGCTTGTTAAGAACTCTATCTTCAACATCAGAAATTAGCTTTTCTGCTCCAGTCATAACTGATGTTACAACTGTTTTCTGTTCTTCCTGCTTTGCTTCTTCAGCAGCCTTCACTTCAGCTTCCTCAACAGATTTTTCTTCCGCCTCAGCAGCTTCCTTTGCTTTCTGCTCAGCTTGTTGCATAGCAATCTTAGCAGCAGTATCTTCTGCTACTTGTTTTGCGAATGCTTCAAGGTCAAAGCCTTCAGGAGTTGTTTTATTGTCTTCAGACATATTTTTCTCCAAAATTGAGGATTTCTCCTCGCTTGGCTGCTCAATTTCAACAGCGTCTGCTGAGTCCATTGAGTTAGCCTTTACAAAATTCTTCTTAAACTCCTCATAGTCGTCCATATTATCAAAAGACTTTGCTAGAGAGAATGTTGCTCCCTGATTGCAAGGTACTGATACTACAGAAACTTCAAAAAGTTCAGCGTCCTTTATCTTGTATCCGTCGGTTTCGGTCATATAATCAGCGTCCTTCACTCTGAAACCAACAGAAAAAGCTCCAAGGACACCATCTTTAATTAAATCTTTAACATCGCCCGCTGCTTTAGATATCTTCGCTGAGATATCTAACCCTTTGTCATTCACTTCTAAACCTGTTGCTCTTCCAATAGGTTTATTGTAATCGTGATTAAACAATATAATAGGATTATTTTTAAAGTTTTCTAAACCACCTTTAGTCCAAGCATCTGCCTCGATAATATCTCCAGCTCTGTCAAGACCGTTGGTACTAGCAGACCCTTTAATGTCTATACTACCATCATCTTGCTCGCCTAAACTTTTAAAAGTAGAAGTATAATGAAATATTTTATTCATAATTAATCACCTTTCTTTTTAGTAGCTTTTGCAACTGTTTTCTTTGGTGCAGCTTTTGGTTTGTTAATTGCAGCTACCGTTTCAGGTAAGTTGTAATTTAACATGCTGACCATACGAGCCCAAGAGTTAAAAGTTCTTTTAACTATTTGTACTCTAACAGGGGCATCATCTTGAGCTTGATACTCTGAAATAGAAAGGATTTTTCCTTTCTTTTTAAAGTATTCGCCAAGAATTGTTAATGTTTTCATTTTAGGATTCGCCATCTATATTCTCCTCGTCTTGTGGTGGTCGTCCACCTTCTTCGGGATTTACCGCAGAGCCTGCAATATTTGCTGGAACTCTTGGTTCATCAAATCCATCAACTGGTTCTTTGCCTAGTGCTTCTCTTGCTTCATTCGGGCTAATAATCCCTGTATTAACAAGAGTTGCATAATAGGCGGCTTGGTCTCGTAACTCGGGTTGTAACGCAGGAATTCTGGTTACATCTTCCGCAAGTTCAAAACCAAAGAATCTTTCAAAAGCATATGCAACTTTTCTAACTATAGGTAGTATAGTTTCAAGATAATAAAGTCTGTGATTAGGTCTAATATTAGCATTATTACCACCATCCATAAGGATTGGTGGTATTCCTAGTGCTTCTAGTATGACTTTTTCATTTGCTTTACAAGATTCTTGAAAGTCTAATTCTTTAAAGTTTACTTTAGTTAAATCATCAACTTCAAGTCCACCATCAAGAATTAAAGGTCTTTTACCTCCAGTTTTAGGATTGTATCTCATGCTCCATGCTTGCAACATTCTTTCTTTTATTTTTTCAGAAAGAGTGTTAGGACTTTTTAGTACTAATCCTGGGACTGCTCCATTTTTAAAGAAGTTATCTTGAAAACTTCTCATATTGTCCAAGAGAACCATTGTTCTGTACGCTGGTTTCAATCTTGGTACTCCTCTATAAATTGAATTAAAACTGTTTTCTTTAATGTGAATTATCTCATTGACTGAATATTCTATCGTTGAATCAAATTCATATTTTTCTACAAAAGTTTTATCATCAGTATAGATTTTAACTTTATCTGCTGGTAAATGGTAAAGGTGTGCACCATCATAGTAGATAAATATGTTTCCATCTATTATTAGGTCGATGATTAAATTTCTTTTAAAAGCACTAACATCTTGAAAAGGATTTGGTGCTCTATTAAGTAGTATATCTACTTTTGACCTTCTAATATCTTTTGCAACAGGTGTTATTCCTCTTAACTTTGTATTAACAGAGAAAGGTATTTCTGCTACATCATCAACTATCATATTTACAGCTCTGTTTACTACTTCTAGTTGTTCGTATGCTGAACGATAATTTGATTTTATTTCACGAGTATCAACAGAGAGACCTTCGTCTCTTGCAATAGTATATTGAGCAGGATTTAATTTTTCCTCACTCTCAATACCTAAAAATCTGTCATACCACGCCATATTTTACTCTCTGTTTTTCAACCCATCTTTTTTGTTTCATTGCCGTGACTAATTTAGGTCGTTTTCCATAAATTGAGTGTAATCGTAAATGATGCATATGGCACAGCGTCACAGCTTCATCGTAAAGTTCTTTTTCGTGCTTTTCTATAAATATTTCCCTAGCACTTAATATATCTTCTTCAGTTTCAACTTTTATACCTTGTTTCTGAATCCAATGCTCTAAAAGTTCTGTCAGTCCAAAGAAATGATGAAAATCTAAATTTTCGGTCTCACCGCAGATATAACATTTATCATTCTTACGGTATCTTGATTTAGCTTTATCTCGAACATATTTAACTAAATCTCTCTTTAAATTCATTATTTTTACTCTTTTTAGAATTATAACAAAAATCACATATAATGTCAAATGTTATTTTTGATAGGGGTCTTAAAAACTTGTCGCTGTGGTCTCGAACGTATACAAGGCATATCGGAGTGCATCAGCCATATGCGATGCTTGATTATGCTTGGGCTTTTCTTTTAATAAATTAGGGTTGGGGTCCCACTGATACTGGTCTAATGCCATGAGAGATTCACGACAAGTTTGATTTACAATAAGTTTATCATTATCTATCACTCCTGCAACATGACCTATACCATCTAGTACTGATTTTTTAGCATTTATAGTACTAATATCATAGTTTTGTGCAAAGTCAAATCTTGTTTGTGCTGCAGCAGAATCAATATAAATATAATCAATATCCCATTTATCAATCAATTTTTGTATTTCGGCAGCATGTTGTTCAGTAGTTCGTTCACTGTTTAGATACTCATCTACTAAGTAAAACTTTTCTTCTTCCCAATCATATGCTATTACACAAAATGCAGTAGGGTCTTTGTATCCTACATCAAGTCCAGCAAATACGTCCATCTTTGAAGTATCAAACTCAGATAAATCTGCTACACATTGTTCATGGTTGAAAGACCAAACTTGACCTTCAAATACATTAAAGTCTGCCATATATTCTTGAGCAAACTCAGCTTCTGACATTCCTTTCTTTGCTTCAATAATATCTTGTTCAGATACTCTTGGATTTTCATGCCAAGTAGCTTTTATAGAACACCACTCAGGAAACTCATCACTAAATCCTCTGTGATAAAATTCAGCAAAATAATTATTTCTACCTCTAGGAGTAGAGATGAATATTGCTTTTGAATTATCTTTATCAAGTGTAGGTCTAAGTGCTACGTTGAAAGCATCTCTACCATCAGTTAGGGCTGCTTCATCAAATATAATTAAATCATAACTTCTACCAACTACTGAATCAACCTGATTGATTGAGCCCATACGAATAGT